ATGATTATGTCTAATTGTACTTGCCAAAATGCTTATTGATAATTCATTATCATAGTACTGCACCGATTAATTTCATGCCGACTAAACGACCAAGAAAAGTAGAATATGCTGAGAATCTTCCAGCGAATCTGAAGACCGAAGATGTATGTCCATCAGTTTGGACCGGCCAACAGCTATTCGATAAAAGACCCAAGGACTACGCTAAGGTAGTTCAGATGTTAGCCCAAGGGGCAACAGTCTCATCGATAATTAAAGCGTGTAAAGTCTCACCGCATACAGTTGCAATCGTTCGATCTCGTGAGGCAGATGCTCTGAAGGACTCTAAAAAGCATTTAAGAGCCTTAATCGGAACTGCTACCCATCTTGCCGTTGAAAAGCTCATAACAAAACTTAACGATGATGAGATACCGAATGGAGTCCTACCAATAGCCACCGGTATCTTAATCGATAAGCATCGCCAGTATGAAGGTGAACCTACTCAAACCATCGAAGTGAAGAAATCTTTATCCCTCGATGAGATCCGAGCCGAGCTGGCTAATCTGAAGGATGAGAAGGTAGTCGATGCTGAGATTACTGATGTGGAATCGTAATTTTTTTCGTTTCTTAGCTCGTTAATTACTAGCCACTTACAACATTATTAAAAATAAATGTAAATTATATCTTGCTTTTATGTAAAGATAATCTAGATTGAGGGCATGGATAACACTACAGATATAGACGATATGTTCGGCGGAGAAAATTACCAGGTTATAACTTCAGCCGACATATACAACATTAACGCAACTTCCTCTAAGGATGCACAAGCTAAAGTTTTAGCTAAACTAAAAGATGGAGAGCAAATAGTCGCAGTAGAGCATCCGACTTTAGCTCAAGTTGAAGTCATTGACGAAGAAGGATATCGTTTAGCTTGCGAATAATGACCAATAACCCAATACACAGTTTCATCAAAACAATCGCCGATATTGACTCGGAGGTAGTATTCGCAACCAAGGCCGCTCCAAAGAACGATGTCGAAGGTTTATTCTTTAATATGCTTATGAGCCGAGCCGATGGATCTTTCATGGGTAATGTGAAAGAGTTGGCAGAACGGATGCCTGAAGAGCATTCCAGTATTGTCACGACAATCGTTTCCTATCTCCAGCGAGTATCCAAAGAAGAGGAGATTAATTAATGACCGATAAAAAACAATGGGGTGGAAAACGCCCAAACCAAACAGGCCGACCTCCGAACCGCAAAGGAGTCAAACGAGTCCAATTTCATTGCATGATCGATCCAGCTACCAGGGATCAGATTAAGCATATCTCCGAGCAGAAGAAATTATCTGCTGGACAAATCATTGACGAGTGGGCTGAAGGTAGCAAGACAGAATAGCCTCTTAAAGCCCCGTAGAGGACGCTCAGAGCGTTTTTACCCTCCAACCTATATAATCTACCACGCTAGGGTATAAGACAGCCAATCCCGCCATTCCTCTGAATGCCCGATTTGCTGTGATTGACCGGCTACCAGCCTTATCGGTTATCTGATAATTATCTTTATACCTCTTAGACGGCATTGGATTTATATCGAAGCCCTCTTTGCTGTGATTGATCGATGGATATATTTACACCTCTTTAACGGTATTGCTGGTCGAGCTGATTAACCCGGTCGATGCTTTCCATTTTTAATCTATTATCCGAATGAGCTTGTAGGCTGATAATGTAGTGGTTGCGGTTCACCGCTGGCCGGTGGCGGGCTTATCCCAATAGGCCGGCTTGACGGCCTTTGGGTAAGCGCGAGCTACCACTACTTACAGCCTGTCTTTCCACTAGTAGTAGTAGTAGTATATATATAGTTCACCTACTACTACTCAGATTCTACTGAGTTAGTACACTATCCTATCGCAATTTGAGCTTGGCAGAGTATATATTTTCGATCCCTCTACCGCCTTTCTGAACATCAATTTTGCCTCTCAGAAGCTTTAAAATGTTATTCATTCGTTCCTTGGTGACTTCATTATTCGTCAAATCCTGAAGCTGTAAACGCATAACATTGAATCCTTCGATCTGACCTTTTTCCAGCAATCCGAGTAATTTTTCAGCTAGGCTTTCGTTTAACTTTTTGGATTCTGCGGCCTGTCCAGGCTTTCTCAGATTGGGATCGAGGTCGGGCTTATGGATGAAGTTCGGCCAAGAGAATTCGACTACCTGTTTATCGGGGGTGGGAAAGTTTCTGAGCGTACCTTCGAGGACTAGGTGATATTCCTCTTCGTGGGGGGTGAGGGTAAGGATGGCATCGGGATCTCTTGCGAATACTCCTGAACCGCTTGCTCGGTCGATATGATCGGTTTCTGCTTTATTCCCTTTTGAGAAGTGGTGGGCATAGACGAATGCACAGCCTAACTGCTCGGAGAATCGTTCCATTTTATTGAGGACCGCGGAGACTGAGCCGGCATCATTCTCATCGTATTCCCCGCCTAATTTATAAAATGGATCGACAATTACGAGGTCGGGATCGAAGTCTTTAATGTTTTGGATGTGGAGTGCCAGTTCATCGAGGGACCGGTTCTGCCCTCGTAAGCCACAATATCGATAATTAGTGGTTGGAGAGTAGTTATTGTCGGGATGGTTGATAACCTCCTTTATTCGTTCCTTGGCGAGGCGAGGGACAAGCTCGAAGTCGAGATATACAACCTTGCACTCTTGGTTAATCTTATGACCCATCCAGCTCAAGCCATTTGCGGCGGCTAGGCCGAGGTGCATGAGGGCAAGAGTCTTACCCGCCTTCGAGGAGCCTGAGAGTATCATCTTACAGCCCTTATGGAGGATGGTATCAATTAGTACCGGTGGAAGAGTGGAAGGATCGGAGGCATCCGCCATGACTTGGAATAGATCGATAAATTCGGGAGCGGGTAATGGATCATCAGTAATCGCATTTAATTCGATGGCGGGGATTGGTTCCTGATAGGATGCGGTGGGCGATTTGCCCGCTAGGAACCGATCCACTTCATCGGCGGTGGATAGTGTTTGCTCGTTAATGTAATCTTCTCTTTTGGCCATAGTATTATTTTGTGTGATTTTTGATTAATGATAAAATTATTTGGGGCTTTAAATTTATGTGATTTCTGACAAGGAAAACGGCATCACCCTCGTTCATTCGTTGGGCATAATCCATCGCCTGAACAGGTGGGATGCCTAACTTAATAAACCTTCGGATGATCGTTGCCTTTAACAGCGTATTCTTCATTCCCGCCAAAACAGAATCGGTTGAATGGCGGAATACCGTTCTCCTTCTTTTCTGCGGGTTCCCCAGGGGAGTCGGCAAAGCTGAGACGAATTGGCAAATCGGGAATCTCCGCCTAGCTTTTGTGAGAGGGTAAGAAATTCATCCCGCTTACCGGCAATCCAGTGAAACCATGCATGGAGTGATTTTCCTCCTGAATTTACGATCATCTTGAGGGGGGCGATGTTTTCGAGTTGCTGGATAAATCCAAGCTGTTGCTCGAAGGAGATCCCCTTGTCATCAATTTCGTGGAGCAAATACTTTCGGCACTTTAGATTCTGTTCGTTTCTGCCGGTTGGCTGATCGACTGATGGGTTGTAAGTGGTGTACTGGTATTGTGAGAGGTCGTGCTTTGTCCATGTATCCACTCGGTTACAATATTCGAGTGGCTTATTAAATAGTTCGGGCTGTACGAATATCACATCATCGGGATCGAACAGACCGCCCAGCGCATCCGCCGCATTCTTTGGAATGGCATCGGATCGGAGGGAATATTCATCGAACAGCCCGGCATATCCGATGGAGGATTTTTGTAGTGATGGATCGACCTCGGTCCTTACCCGCTTGACGGTTATTCTGTTCGGATCGGCGAGGTGTTTCTGTGCACCGGTTATTGAGTTTCTAATCTCATTAGCCTGGTGTGAACGGTGGGATGTGTGCTGAAGTATTCGTTCGACTACCTGAACCGCCTGTTCTGTATCGTCTATAAATTTAGCCACGATTAGGCATAGCGGATTAAGTACATCATTGTGGTGGGAAAACTCTCCCTCGGGTAGCCGGTCGAACAGGCTACGGATCTCACCTTTCAGAGTAGCCATTATTCGGAACCCTCTTCCCTAATAAATTGCTGAATGTAGTCGGTAATCTTCGTAATTGCTTCGGCCTCAATCTTACGAATAGTCCGCCTAGGTATCCCCGATTTATCCGCCAGTTCCCGTTGGGACATTCCGGCATGATCCTCGGGTACTTTAAGAAGCATATTTTTAAGCTTCGCTTCCGTGGCCATTTGCTTAGTGGTATTAGGCTTTTCCATCCTCCACCGACACCCATTGATCGATCATCCCTTTAGGTAGTCCCGCCTCTGAGACATGGTGATCGTTTTCATCCGGTTCATATCCTTTACGAGATATGTGGACGATTTCCGTCAAAACCTCATGGGTATGTCCCCATCTACGAATCGCCCATGCTTCGTTAGGAAAGCGGATATCATCAAAGACGATGGTTTTATTCCCGATGTAGGGGAGAGCCGCCTTATAGGCCAAATCGATCCATATATTCGGATAAACCCCTTCCCTTCCCCACTCCGTCCCGAGGCTCTGTAATAATTGCCTGGTATTAATATTGTCGGGAAAGTTGGGTATTGGTTCTTCCTTAAAGTGGAGATACTTTTCCCCCGGCAATATCACCTTGAGCATTTCTTTAATTGGAGTGGCGAAGGATAGAATAATCGCCCCCTCGATTGATTTGGCATAGGTCGATTTACCTACCGCCTTTGGACCGGTTAATCCGATAATTTTGTGGTTCATGTAGTAGTGAATAGTGATGTTATTATTGTTAAAATGAATGCGGCCACGATGTAGGCTAATCCGAGGACTGAGGTGATGAATAGGGCGATTAAGCCGATGGAGCGGAGGAGTTTCATTTCTCCGACAAATGGGTTAGGAGTGCTTTACTGAAGTCTGTGCAAGACTTAATGAAATTCCGATCTGACAGCTTTGCACATTTCTCTGTGAGAACTTTTATCTCGCTCTTTTTATCCTCACAATATTTGTCGATCCTATCTTTTTTCTCGTCCAACTTTTTAAGTTCTTTCCCTAATTTAATCTTAAATTTATCCACTTGAGCAGATGCTTTTTCGACCTCCTTGTTTACAGAAATTAATTTCAGTTCTTTGCGGAGTATCCTAGATTCAATCTGAGGGGAAACAGGTATGCCCTTTGTCGGTTCAATTAAATCGAGGTCAAAAAATAAAGTTCGGACATTACCCATCCCTTCCACTCGGACATATATTTTATTATCCTCCGCCCTCCATGCGAATACGCTGTCGAATACAGCATCATGCCCTTTAGTCTCTACTTTCTTTTCGATCATATCAGTAGTGGTTTTTAATTTCCCCCTCTGCCGCCAAGGGTAGCCCTGGCATATAGAGAGGTTCTTCGGTTAGTAGTTGAATCATTAAATCGAGTGCCGCTTGTCCCTCCGATTCGGCAACTTCAACAGTTACGGAATCGTGGACATGAAGGACAACGGGCAGACCAGCGGCTTCAATCTTTAGGAGAGAATCCGCCATAATATCCCGAGCAGTTGCCTGGACTAGGTTCTCAACGAGGAGTCCGCCATATAATTTCATCGACCCTTGCCCTCGTACCTTCTGACCAGTCAACTCTCGGCCGTCATCCTTTACATTGAAATATCGGATCAGATTCCCT